CAGGAGCTTCAGGCCATGGAGCAGGACACCCCCGCCTGACCGCCCGACCCGACAGGATGAACCACATGACCCGCCAGACCGCAGCACCACTGGAGCACCTCAGCCTCAACGCCGCCGACCGCCAGGCCCGCGAGATCGCCCGCTCATTCACCGACTTCGGCCTCGACCTCACCCCGCCCTACCAGCGCGGCCGAGTCTGGACCGAAGACCAGAAGGTCGCTCTCATCCGCTCGTGGCTCACCGGCACGCCGACCGGCGTCGTCATCTTCAACGACCGCTGCACCCCCGAGTGGAAGGACGCCAACGGCTACGACCCCGCCGAACGCGACGAGCCGATCTACGCGTGCATCGACGGTCAGCAGCGCATCAGCACCGCGATCGACTGGTTCGGCGACCGCCTGGCCGTTCCCGCATCCTGGTTCCCCGCCGACGACGTGCGGCAGGTCGAGGAGACCGGCGACGGCCCGTACGTCCGCTGGAGCGGGCTCGCTCTGCCTCAGCAACGGCACTTCGCCAACCGGGCGCACCTCACCGTCGCCACCGCCCGCGTCGCCACGATCCGGGAGGAGGCGGCGATCTACCTCCTCGTCAACGGCGGCGGCACCCCGCAGACCGACGCCGACATGGCCAACGCCGCACGAGTCGCCCGCGCCTGACCCCGTCTGCATGCCGAAGGCCCTCCTCCCGCCAGGGAAGAGGGCCCTCCGCCGTTTCGCCTTCACACCGCCGTCACATCCGATAACGTCCCCCACCCGCAACACCACCCTGGGGGACCCATGCGCCACACCACCGCCACCCTGCTCACCGCCGCCTGCCTCGCACTCGCCGGCTGTACCGGCGGGGGCGACGAACCAACAAAGACCGTCACCGCAACGGTCACCGCCTCCCCGTCCCTGCCGGAAGCGGAGGCCAAGACTGCGTGCGTGAAAGCGTGGCTCACGTTGATGACGGCCGACGGCTACGACCCAGAAGCGGAGCCTGCCACGCCGGGCGAGTGCAAGGGACTGCCGGGCCAGGCGGCCATGTACGCCGAAGCGCTCGCGGAACGGAACGCAGCGAACCGCGACGAGCTGGACGACTGCCTGAACGACCCGTCGTGTACAGAGCTACCGGTGCCGTAGCCCCACCAACGCCAGAGGCCCGCTGCTCTCCGACGCCCATCGGAAACGCAGCGGGCCTCACCCACACGCACACCCGCACCGGCTTGCGTGCCGCCGTTACCATCAAAGCACACCAGACAGTAACCAGAGCGGGGAGGGCGGGCCATGGCAAACCCCAACCAAGACGCCCGCAGCGGCCACGGCCAATACATTCGCACCCCCGAAACCGCGCAACGCGACGCCCAAGCCGCCGAACTCCGCGCACAAGGCTGGACCCTCCAAGCCATCGCCGAACACCTCGGCTTCCACGACCGGTCAGGCGCCCGCCTCGCCATCCGCCGCGCCCTCACCGACATCGTCAAAGGCCCCGCCGAGAAACTCCTCGCCATCCACATGGAACGCCTCGAAACCCTGTACGAGGCAGCCATGGAGGTCATGGAAGCCGACCACGTCGTCGTCTCCCACGGACAGATCATCAAGGGTGAGGACGGCCAGCCACTCAAGGACAGCGGGCCGAAGCTCGCCGCGATCCGCGAAGCCCGCTCCACCCTCGACGCCTTCTGGAACCTCGCCGGCATGAAGAAGCCCGCCAAGGTCGAACACTCCGGCGGCGTCACCTACGAGATCGTCGGCGTCAACCCGGAGGACGTCGCGTGACAACGACCGTCGTGCGGTACGAGCCGCGCGGCGGCGCCAAGGAACTCCTGTCCGCGAAAGACCAGGAAGTCTGTGTTGCCGGGCCGGCTGGAACTGGCAAGTCGCTGGCGATGCTGCAGAAGGCGTTCTACACGAGCCTGATGGTGCCGGGCTGCCGGTCCTTGATCGTCCGGCAGACCCACGCCGCACTCACCGGATCCACGCTGGTGACGTTCGAGCAGCAGGTCGCAACCGCAGCACTCGCCGAGGGTGTCGTGAAGTGGTTCGGCGGCAGCCCGCGGAAGCCGCCGGCCTACCAGTTCGCGAACGGTGCTGAGATCCTGGTGGGCGGCCTCGACCGGCCGGAGAAGTTCCTCAGCACCGAGTTCTCGCGGATCTATGTGGACGAAGCGACACAGATTTCCCTGACTGCGCTGGAGACGCTGATCACCCGCCTGCGGGCCAACGCCGACACCTACCGGCAGATCATCCTCGCCTGCAACCCAGACCACCCCAAGCACTGGATCAAACAGCGGTGCGACGACCACACCATGCGGATGATCCACAGCCTGCACCGCGACAACCCCCTCTACGTCAACGCCGACGGCACACTGACCGAACGCGGCATCGACTACATGGCCAAGCTCGACGCCCTCACCGGCGTACGCAGGCTCCGCTACCGCGACGGAATCTGGGCCGCGGCCGAGGGCCTCGTCTACGAGGGCTGGTCTGAGCCCGTCCACGTCATCGACCCGTTCGAGGTACCCGACTCGTGGTCGAGATGGGTCACGATCGACTTCGGATTCACGGCCGCGTTCGTGGCGCAGCTGTGGGCCGAGGATCCTGACGGGCGCCTCTACCTGATCCGTGAATGGGTGCGCACCCGCATGCTCGTGGAAGACCACGCTGTCGTCATCCGCGATCGGCTACTGAAAGACCAGCCACGCCCGCGCGCCATCATCACCGACCACGACGCCGAGGACCGGGCCACCCTGGAACGGAAGCTGGGCATGGGCACGCAGCCAGCGCACAAGAGCGTGTCCGACGGCATTCAAGCGCTTCAGTCCCGGCTCAAGGTCCAAGGCGACGGTAAGGCGCGCCTGTACATCTTCCGTGATGCCCTCCTCGAACGAGACCCGGAGATGGATGCCGCGTCTCTGCCGGTCGGGTTCGCCGAGGAGATCGTGGGCTATGTGTGGGCGGTCAAGCCAGGCAACGCGGGCGGCCTGAAGGAGGAGCCGGTGAAGGCGAACGACCACTCGATGGACCCTGGACGGTACATGGTCGCCGCCCGCGACCTGGTCGGCCGGACCCGGGTGCGCTGGCTGTGATCGGCTGTTGCTAGCCGCCCCACTGGACATCCGTGGACAATGCCACTAGTCGAACCACATGGGAGGCCGGCGTGAAACCGAATGCCGCCACACTCGCCGCGGCCCGCGCCCGCCTCGCCAAAGCCGCGGCCGCCATCTCTGAGGCCCGTGCCGGGCTGTACACCACCGCGGGGTTCGCATGCGGTACCGCGTCCGCGTGGGTTACGTGGGGTGTTGGTGCCGGTCTTGCCGGGGCCGCGGCTTCGTTTCTGCTGATGGGCGTCCTGTCCGACAACGAGAAGGGGGCGGCCCGGTGAGGTCTCTACGTGCGTTGAGGAACAAGGCGCCGGTGCCGTTCGTGTCGTCGCGTGGCGGGCTGTCGATTCCGTGGCGGCAGCCGACCGGCGCCGAAGCCCAGATGCGGGCGATGGGGACGGTCGGCACCCTGTTCGCCATCGTCAACCGCACCTCGAATGCGACGGCGCTGGTGAACTGGCGGCTGTACCGCAAGGCCGCGTCTGGCCGTCCCGAGGACCGTGTCGAGGTCACCCAGCATGCCGCCCTTGACCTGTGGAACAAGCCCAACAAGTTCTTCACCCGCCAGGAGCTGGTGGAGTCGGAGCAGCAGCACATCGACCTCACTGGCGAGGGCTGGATCGTCATCGCCCGCAACGAGCGGTCGTCGATCCCGCTGGAGCTGTGGCCGGTCCGGCCGGACCGTATCGCGCCGGTCCCGCACCCGATCGATTTCATCTCCGGGTACATGTACACGGGCCCGGACGGTACAGAGATCGCTTTGCGGGTTGAGGACGTCATCCAGATCCGCATGCCCAACCCGCTGGACCCGTACCGGGGTATGGGTCCGGTGCAGAGTGTGCTGACGGAGATCGACGCTTCCCGCTACTCCGCCGAGTGGAACCGCAACTTCTTCATGAACAGCGCGGAGCCCGGCGGAATCATCGAGGTTCCCAACGGGCTCGGCGACACCGAGTTCGATCAGCTGCGTGAACGCTGGAACGAGCAGCACAAGGGTGTCGCCAACGCGCACCGCGTGGCCATCCTGGAACACGGCAAGTGGGTTGACCGGAAGCTGACCCAGCGGGACATGCAGTTCGCCGAGCTGCGGTCCGTGTCCCGTGACGTGATCCGTGAAGCTTTCGGCGCGCCCGCGTTCGTCCTCGGCGAGGTCGGCGACGTCAACCGGGCCACGGCTGAGGCGGCGAAGGTCCTGTTCGCGGAGCAGCTGACGGTGCCGCGGCTGGAGCGCTTCAAGCAGGCCCTGAACAATGACCTGCTGCCGCTGTACGGCAAGGACGCGGCCCGTCTGCTGGAGTTCGACTACGACGACCCGGTACCTCCCGACGCTGCCGCCCGGAACGCGGAGATGAAGGCGAAGGCGGAGACGGCGAAGCTCTATGTCGACATGGGCTTCGCGCACACGTCCGTTGCCGAAGCGCTGGGCCTGCCGGAGATGGAGGTCGTGGCCGCGGCGGGTGGTGACGGGCTGGCGACGCCGCAGCAGCTCGGGGACACGATCCAGTCGATCTACCTGGGTGTGGACACGGTCATCACGTGGGAGGAAGCCCGCGAGATCCTGAACCGGGCTGGTGCCGGGTTGGATCTGTCGGTGCAGCCGCCGGCGACGATCCGCCGGTTCAACCGGGGTGGTGGCCAGGAGTCGGGGCAGGAGCCTGCCGCGGTGCCGGCCGCACGGCTGGACTTGCATCACCATGTGCCGTTCGCGCCGGCGCCGCGGCAGTTGCCGTCGTACAACACGGTGACTGCGTCTCGTCGCGCCCTGCCCGTGGCTGCTGCTGCGGAGCCGGATGTTGATGCGGTGCGCGAGCAGCACGAGGAAGCGTTGGCTGAGCTGTTGGAGGCGTGGGGGCCGATCGCTGAGGCTCAGGTGGAGGCGTTGGCCGGGCAGATCGAGGCGGCCGTCGACGAGGGTGATACGGAGGCTCTGGCTGCGCTGTCGGTGGACTTCGACGAGTCGGCGGGTGTGCTGCGGCGGGCACTCGGCGATATGGCCGAGAGCGCGGCCGCGCAGATGGCCGACGAGGCCCGCGAGCAGGGTGTGAAGGTGAAGCCGCCGAAGGTCGACAGGGGGCTACGGAACGCGTTCGGGTCGGAGTTGATCGAGATCGCTGCTGCGACTGCCGCGCTGCTGGCGGCGGACCTTGCCGCGTCTGCGGGTCGTGAGGCGCTGCGGCTGCTGACGCCGGGTGCGATCGGCCGTGAGGTCGCTTCGCAGGTTGGCGGGTTCTTGCGGGGGTTGAAGAACTGGTTCCGCCGGGATCAGCTTGGGGGTGCTCTGCATCGGGCGCAGAACGCGGGCCGGATCGCGACGCTGGCTGTGGCGCCGACTGCCCGGTACGTGGCCACAGAACGTAACGACGCTAACCGCTGTGACCCGTGTTCCGAGATCGACGGTACGGAGTTCGCTGACTTGGATGCGGTGCGGGCGGCGTATGGGTCGGGTGGGTATCTGCTGTGCGAGGGCGGAAGCCGGTGTCGGGGCACGATCGTGGCCGTGTGGGAGTAGCGGTCACGCGCTTCCGTGGTCGTCCAGCGCCCACAGCCCCGGCTTGTCCGGGTACGTCTCGCGGATCGGTGCGGGCGTGGCCACGCGGTCGAACCGGCCGATCGACCGTGTCCGCAGCATGCCGTGTCGGAAGACGTGGTGCCATTCTGCTTGCAGCCTGAAGTACCGCCACGGGAGCAGGAGACTCGACAGCTTCTCCCACTCGTGCATGATCAGCGGGCAGTTGCGGTAGTAGGTGCCGTCAGCGTCCTGGAACCACGCCCGGCGCGGGGTGGTGCGGTGTGGGTAGTTGGCGGTGCGGGTGAAGTCGTCCTCGCGAAGGGCGGTGCAGAAGGCTTGGAGTCCTTGCCGGAACTCGCTGGCTGGCAAGGCGAGGAGTCGTTCGGCGGCTGCTCGGAACTGCCCGCTGCTCACGTGGTCTCCTCGGTCTGCCCCATGTCCTGTTTCGCGATGTGCTGCGCCCGCTGCTCCGAGTACACCTTCCGTACCCGTTGCAGATCCCAGCCCTCCACGACCAGCACCGACTGCCCCGTGTGGTTGTGGGACCAGCGGCGCTCCACCCAGTCCGGGCGGCCGTCGAAGTCCTTCTGCGAGTGCGATTCGTGCGGGTTCCCCCACTGGTGCGCACTGTCGGGGCTGTCGGGTTCGTGGGGCCACCACCAGACTTCGCTCCACATGCGAACCTCGACCGGCCCGTCGTGGAGGTCGAGTTCGAGGACGTCGTCGCCGAGCGGGTAGGCCCATGCGTCGTCGCTGGTGGTGAAGGCTTTGACGACGCGGTAGTCGGAGTACTCGCCTGCCGTTGCGAGGTACACCTTGCGCGGGCTGTCGGGCATCAGGACACCACCGCGTCCGCCGCGATCCGTAGTCCCGCCCGGTGCAGGAACTCGTCCAGCCCGATGTCTATCGCTGGCGGGTCGTCGTCGTCTTCGAACCGGGCCACGCGCCCGTCCGGCGGCACAGTCCAGCCGTCGGGGCCGGGCGCGTCGTACGCGTCGACGGTGCCGATACCGGACCGGTAGCGCAGGTACAGGTACTGGCCGTCGACGGTCCAGGCGTCCCACTGGTTGGGGCAGGCGCAGCAGGTTTCGACGACGACCTGAAGCGGCAGGGTCACGACGGCTCCTCACCGGTCGGCAGGTAGCCGGGGATGTTCTTCAACTCCGGGGCCAGGATCTCCAGCGCCTTCACCTCAGGACGCCGCTCCAGCGGGCGCGCACCGAGGATCGCGGCGTACAGGTTGCCGTACATCGCCTCGGCGAGCCCGTCAGGAAGCAGCGACGGGCCGGTCTGTGGCGGCCGTTCGCCTTTCTGCGGCCGGTCCAGCCCGGCGAGGATCTCGTCCGTCAGCCCGTACGCATACCCGAGGTCGAGTAGCTCCGGGCAGTCGTTCAGGTTCTCCGTACGCGGGTAGCCCATCTCGCCCTCGGTACCGCAGCCATGGCAGGCGGCGGCCTCAGCCCAGTACGCGTCAGGGTCGAGACGATGCCGAGCGAGAACACGACGGTCAGCCTCGCACCGACGCAGCACCGAGGCCGGGTCGTGCAGGGCGATCAGCAGGTGCTCGTTCCGCCCGGTCTGCACGAGCGCAACAGGTTGATCGCCGTCACGCATGGCAGCCTCGGGCGGCTCGATGTTGGTCCGCGAGTACGCAACAATCTGCGTCCACCGCCCGCTCCGGGACGACTCGATCCGCCACTCGTCCGGGGCGTACCCGCCGGGACTGATCAGCTCGGCGAGCTGCTCACGGTCGTCGATCTGCTGGGTGATCCAGCCATGCAAGTCAGGCATCCGACTTCCCCTCAGGCCACGGCATCACGCCGCCGAACAGATGAGACACGGTCGCGTACAGGCCATCCGGCAGGCACCCTGCTGGCGGAACCGAACCGGCAGGAATGAGCTGGAGCGGCTGGCCGGGCTCGCGATGCCAGTAGTAGTCACGGCCGAACAGGCGCACCGGGCGCAGATGGTCACGCATCGGGAGTGTCCGGCTTAGCGGCGTTGAAGGTGTGGCCGTGCGGGGGATGCCCAGCACGGAACAGGCACCGGGTGAGACCATTCCAGCGTTCGGGGCAGCGGTCGTGTCCGTCGCCGGGCTGCCACTCAGGCGAGGTGAGCGGGAAGTCACGGGCAGTCTGCTCGGGCGCCTCCTTCACCGTGAAGTCGAGTTCGTTCCGCAGCCTGCGCAGCCGCTCCCACGGCAGGCACTGCCGCGAATGCCCACGCTCGACCGCCGCCATCATGTCCGGGTCCGGTGACTGGTGGGCGGCGGCGAGGAGCCACAGCCAATCCCGATCCACCCACATGGTGCTGCCGTGACAGCACGTGATCCCGTTCGGACGCGGCAGGGTTCGCCGGCCCAGGGTGGAGGGGCAGCCGAGTTCGACGAGCGGATAGCTGTAGCGGCCGATGACCAGGTCGCAGCTGGCGTGTTCGGCGATCCCTTCCGCGATGGCAGCTTCGGCTTCCTCGGCACGGTTGTAGCCGGGGTCGTTGACGGTGATCGCGGGGTCGTGGGAGAGGCAGAGGATGTAGTAGGTGCTGCTCACGGGGTTCCCCCGGTCGGCTCGTGGTTGCAGACGCCAGGCTTGCCGTACCGCTCCCGCCACCGCGACCGGATTTCCTCCACGTCCGCCTCGGACAGTTTGACCGTGGGCGCCGGCCGCCAGTCCTCCACCAACTCCACGATCAGCGAGGCTGTCCCCGCGTCGTAGCCGACGACCCGGTACAGCACCTGGTCCGCGATGTTCACAAGGTCCGGGTCGCCAACCCCAGCGATGTTCGCGGGCCATGCGAGGTCGCGGATGATCCGCAGGCCGATGAGTGCGCGGGCGGGGGCGTGGTCGACGATGACGCCTCGGCCTCGTTGGCGGCTGACTTGAATCTCGCCAATGCCGGGGTGGTCGTGGGGTTCGGTCGGCCGGTGCTCGGCGCCCTCGCGGGCGGCTCGCAGATCGAGGGCGATCGAGTGGCACACGGCAGAGACCGGCATCTCGCGGGCGTCGGCGTTCTCCCAGAGGCGGGCTTCGATGTCACGGACGCGCGCGAGGGTATCGGCGTCCGATGTCTCGGCGGCGGGGCTGTTGTGTGCGGTGGCGATGTAGCGGAGCACGGTGGTGATCGCCGAACGGGCCGCTGAGTCCACGACCGTGCCGATCTGCACAAGGCCTTCGGTGGCGTCGAGGTGCCGGGCGGCGAAGATGACCATCTCGCTGGGTGCGTCGATGGTGATCCGCTTGGGGGTGCTGCTCACGGGGTCTCCTCATTCGCCGTTGCGGTCGTCGATGACGTAGGCGTTGCCGTCCCACGAGAACGACAGGACGTTGTCGTCGAGGCCGAGTTGCTGACGCCCGTACGGGCAGAGGCTGATGCCGTAGGTGCGGGTGATGTCGGCCATGGCGTCGAGGGTGGAGCCGATCTTCCGCAACTGCTCGGCGGTCAGGTTCAACGGGGCACTCACGGGGTCTCCTCGGGTGCGGTGCCGCATTCGGTGCTGTGACCTGCGCCAACTTCTGTAGATCCTGGGGCGCTTGGGGTCATCCCGGCGTAAAATGACCATGCAAAGACCCCCGCGACGGGTGCAACCGTCCGGGGGCGTGGCCAACCTGATGAGAGCAGGTCGACATGACCCAGGCTACCCCTGCCTGCGCACGCCCGACGACGAAGTTCCCTGATGGCCGTACCGGGACCAGTGCCGGATACGCCGCCCACCGGGCACACACCGAAGCGCCCTGCGGCCCGTGCGTCACGGCCTGGACCGCAAAGTCCGTGGAGTACATCAAGAGCCTGTCGCCCGAGGCCATGGAGCGCAGGACGCAGAACAGGAACGCCGCTCGCCGGCAAACGCGCGCTGAGAGGGTTCCGGCTTGTGTCGCTGCATCGCCGGATCGTCCCGACGGGCTCCGTGGAACCGTTGCTGGGTATGAGGCCCACACTGCGGCGGGGCAGCGGCCGTGCGCTGAGTGCCGTCGGGCTCCGGTTGAAGCGGGCACCGTCTGCGCCATCCGCACTCTCACGCATCCGCAGGGGCGCACGGGTACGGCGGCGGGCTACCAAGCCCACCGAGGGATCGGTGAAACGCCGTGCGACGAGTGTCGGACCGCCTTCTCTGCACAGAGCATCGCTCGCCGCCGCAGCCTGTCCCCCGAAGAGTTGGAGCGGCACCGGGCGGGGAACGCTGCGGCAACCAGGCGTCGGCGAGCGGCGGATCCAGAGGGCACGCGGGCGACGAAGCAGCGCACCATCGCTCGGAACCGTGAAGCGCTGCATAAGGCCAAGGACAGGCCATGCACCGACTGTGGCGTTCGTTATCCGTACTACGTCATGGAGTTCGACCACCTCGACTCCGAGACGAAAGAGTTCAACGTCAGCGCTGGCGTGACCTGCGCAAGCTACGAGCGTCTGATCGCCGAGATTGCGAAGTGCGATGTGGTCTGCGCCAACTGCCACCGGTTCCGTACTGCGAGAAGGGCGGAGGAGAAGCGCAGGCATGCGACGGGGAAGGCGGTCAAGGTGTGAGGGGCTAGCCACTCGTCTCGCCCGGCGTCTTCGCGTCGCGGAGCCGGGCGAGTTCGGCCTCAACGTCCGTCAGTCGGTCTTCGTGGTCGCTGACGCGCCGGTTGATCTGCCGGGCCCACTGGGCGACCTGGGCGAAGCCGAGGGTCATGCTGTGGACGATCTGCCGTTCCTCGTTGGTGAGTTCGTCGAGACGGACGTTCTCGGTGAGGTCGTGGCCCTTGTCGAGGGCGTTGCCTGCCTTCTCGATCTGCTTGCCCGCGAGGGGGATCTGCTGGGCGGCGGTGACGATGCGGTAGCCGGTTTCGGGGACGTTCTCGACGGCGCGGGCATCATTCTTGAGGAGTCGGTTCGCGGCTTGCCGGGCGGCGGCTTGGATGCGGGGGCGTTGGGTTTTGGGGTTGAGGTTGAGGGCGTCGGCGAGGGTGTCGTAGGTGATGGTGCCGTCGACTGGGGTGCCTTTGAACAGGTCGTAGACGGTGCGCCATTGGGCGGTGTCGCCTTTGGGTTTGAACGGCATTCGCCGTCTCCTTCCTGCGGGTGATGCTCCGTGCCTTGCCAGGCTCAGCCGTGCCGAGCCGTACCGAACCGCGCCAGGCTCAGCCGTGCGCTGCCGCACCGAGCACCGTCGGGTCTCGTCAGCTCACGGTGACTTCGAATCGGCCGTGCCACGGCCGCCAGTCACCAAGTCCGATCATCTGCCCCGCGTCCACCGCGATCTCCGCCAACTCCTCCTTCGGGAGCACCGACGGATTCACCAACGCCGTCGCCGTGAACGACCACTTCGGGAACATCGGCCGACAGCGGATCACCGTCGTCCGGCCCTGCATCTTCACCGGCGCCACGTTCCGGAACTTGAGGTCGTTCCACAGCCCGGACACATCACGGGGCCCCTCGTACTCCAGCCGGTTGACCGGCGACACCATGATGAGACCGCGCTCAACCTTCGGCCCGTTGCGGCGAATCCTCGCAGCCATCAGAAGGGACTTCGCGACGTTCGCGCCCGGCATGTACGGGCCGTCCTCGGGGTCATGGTAGAGCCCGGCTTCGAACTCGATCCGCCGCATGGCGACGTGGTCCTCGTCGGTCTTCTTCCGCTTGTCGCTGATGCGGGACATCCGCTTCTTCGCCTCGCTGAGCGGGTCGGCGAGGGTGTTGCTGTTCATGAGGAGTGGGGCCGTGCCGGTGATGGTGAGGATGATGTCCATGTACGCCTCTCCTGAGTGAAGCTCCGTGCCATGCCGCGCCAAGCCCGGCCATACCGAACCGGACCGCGCCCGGGCGAGCCGAGCCTTGCTGTGCCGAGCCTCGCCGGGGCGAGCCCCGCCGTGCTGGTGACATCAATGTATCGCATAACTATGCGACGGGTGGCCGACCCGGGCGCCCCATAGCTATGTAATAGCAGGTCAGAGCCCATATGAACATGTTCAAAAAGTCTTCCCGTAGTGCACAATTAGCCCCGTGGCAGCGCAGTCGACACGCCCGCCACCGGCAACCGGGAGGCATAAAACGATGGCCGACGCATACTCATGCACCAACCACGTCGCCCCCGAAGACCTTGCCAACCGCAACCGCGCCATGCGACCCGCGCTCCCCTCACCCGACGGGTCCGAGAGCTGGTACCGCATCACCAACGCCATAGAGCCCACCGACAACCCGTGCCTCTACCTCTACGGAGACATCGGGTCGTGGGGGATCACGGCCGCGCAGTGCATCGCGGAACTCTCAGAGATGACCGCACCCGTCATTGACGTGTACATAAGCAGTCCTGGGGGCGAGGTCTTCGAGGGCCTTGCCCTGTATTCGGCGCTCCGAGCGCACCGCGCGAAGATCATGGTCAGGATCGACTCCCTCGCCGCGAGCATCGCGTCCGTCATCGCCATGGCGGGCGACCGGGTAACCATCAGTCCCGGCGCACAGGTCATGATCCACGACGCAAACACGGTCGTGTGCGGCGATCCGGCCGAACTCCGCAAGACCGCCGACTTCCTCGACGCACAGAGCGACAACATCGCCGCCATCTACCAAGAGCGCGCAGGCGGAACGGTCAAGCAGTGGCGCGCACGGATGATCGAAGAGACCTGGTACTTCGCCGACGAAGCCGTAGCCGCTGGGCTCGCCGACGAGGTCGGCAAGCCTGCCCGGCAGGACACCACCGCCGAGGCTGCCGCCATGGCCGCCGCGTGGGACTTGAAGGTCTACAACTACGCGCACGAGCGGCGCGAGGATGCGCCTGCCCCGCTCATCGAGACCGCCCCCGAGGCTCCGCCCGCACCGGAACCCGCCGCGCCTGCCCCGGTGTTCGACCCGGCCGCGTTCACCGCAGCCACCGCCGCCGCCCTCGACCCCGGCCCCATGCCCGGCTTCGAAGCCGACCGGTTTCGCGACCTCATGGGCAGCGTCGCCACCACCGCACCCGCACCCCCACAGCAACGCCCGCCCACCCCCGCCCCCGTCGAAACACCGCCGGAAGCAGAGACCGAAACCGACCCGACCCCCACGGTCATGCCCGACTTCGACCCGGCCGCATTCCGCACCTCCACCCGCGCCGCATTCGACCCCATGCCCGACTACGACCCCAACCGGTTCCGCGGCCTCATGGCCGGTATCGCAGACGACGCCCCCGCCGACCCCGGCCCGGCCCGCCCGGAAACCGCCTACGTGCCGCCGCCCGCCGACACCGTCCCCGAACCGGACACCGAACAGGTCGCCGTCGGCTGGTTCCGCAGCCTGTTCACGGCCGCAGCCAACGACGCCCCCGCACCCCCGCGCATCGAACGGCCGGCACCTGCCGCGCCCGAACCGATCGCAGTGCATGCCCCCGAACCGCCGGCTCCCGCCCATGAGGTCGCCGTGGACTACATGCGGACCCTCATGGCGAACGCCGCCAACGATCTTGCCGCCCCCGAGCAGGCTGCGGCACCCGACCCGGCACCCGCCGAACCGGTCCCCGCTCTCGACCCGAAGAGTTTCGAACGCAGCCTCAAGGAGGCACGCTTGTGAAGACCGCAACGATCCAGAGGCAGCGCGAGAGCATCCGGTCCGGCCTGCGCCACCGCATGATCCAGCGCGCGGGGTTCGACCCGGCCGCCGTCGGCAAGGCGTACAACCGCGTCGCCGAACCGCCCGCCCCCGCAGGCGGCATGGACCCCGACCGGCTCGCCATCCCGACCGGGCAGGCCGAGCTGGAGGCGATGCTCACCGACTCCGCGAAGATGCAGAAGGTGTTCGCCGACCGCAACGGTGCGTTCGGTGAGTTCGTCACCAACTACGCGCGCGCCGTCCACAACCGCGACCTCAGCATCGCCACGCAGGTCAAGGAGCAGACGGAGCAGATCCTCGCGAACTGGCTGCGGGAGAACCAGCCCGAGGGCGTCGACCGCCTCGACCTCACCCCCCGCGCCGTC